CCCATATTTACCTCCTTTTAGTTTTGGGTTTGAATTTAGTCTTGCGACCCTTACGCATCTTCTTCAACTCTCTGTATCCGAATTTGCTTTTCTGTCTTTTGCCTCGCATCGTTAGTGACCCACTAACACAAGTCGTATGAATTGACATGGACATACTTGCCGACACTAGGCTTGGCACTCTCATTATCAATGATAACCCAAAGCACTGGACAATTCCAGTTACCCCAATTACCACCAACATAACCGTCAGTAATCATAATCACACACTGAGGTGTTATCTTGTGAGTGTTAAGATAAACAGGTACACAACTAGGGTCAGTGCCACCACCACCGACTGGCTTGGTAGACTTGGCAAAGTTGTCCAGTTCGTGCATCTCATACTTCTCGTCACCGACAACCTCGGTATCCCAGTAGAGCATACGCAACCACGATGGCTTGACAATCTCAGCCATACTCGAAACCTCAGTAAGTATAACTGCCTGCTCACTCGCACCGATAGACCCCGACATATCACCACCAACGGCAATGCCCTCGACCCTTTCGGTCAAGCCACTTGGCATATAGATGTCAGATGCAATGAAACGTCTGTTCGGTTTCTTCCAAGTAGAGAAGTCCTTGCCTGCACACGTTTCCTTGACGAACTCACGTAACACGGCTCGCCAATCAATCTGTGGCTTGAGCAACTCCGTCAAGTCTCGGTCAGCACCATTGCCGACCTTGCCTGCTATCATTGCTCCCTGGCGAACAGCCTCGTCAATATCACGTGATAACTTGTTTTTCTCGTCAGTCGAAAGCCCATCAGCTCCGTCCCAGTCGTGAACATCAAAGCCATCACCGTCACCACCTTGACCATCATCACCTTCGGGTGACTTGGGCAAAGACTTGTAGACACGTACTGTATCCCAACCACGATACTTCTCGTTGAAACAACCAATCGACAATGCACCAGTCATAGTGGCAAAGCCATCCTTGTTGTCATCTACAAGCTTGATGTTGATAACGTAGTCAGTAGCCTTGTTAGCCCTGCTACCATCTTCCTTGTACAGATGTTGCCACGTTATCATGTGACGATATAACTTGTGGTAGTTCTCGTGTAATACAAGAAATCGTAACTCTGCGTCATTCAACTCCTCGCAGAACTCACGACAGTACCACTCGTCTTTGCCGTTGGTCATAGCCGTTGGCACTTTGGGTTCGCCATCAACGACATCGACCATTGACACGACCTCTCGTTCGCCAATCATCAGTATGCCTGCAAGAGCGATGTACTTCGGATTAGCCATAATATCAACGACTGCCTTTTGCAATCGTTGTTCGACACTTAGTTTTTTACCTATGCTTAACATAGTTTCTCCTTTCTGTTAGTGAGTCACTAACGATTATTTTTTGTCCGATGCGAACATATGGTTGTTATCTCTTGACCATTTTGTGAATTTTGCGTTTGTCATAACAAGTGACTGCTTGTTGTACTTGCCATCACGAACACCATTGGCGAACAATGCTTGAGCATCACTATCACCGAGCCTATCTAGGTAGTCCATCCAAGGATTGATATATTCTCTATCCATTGATGCCAATGCACTGAACACAACCATGCATATTGCACTTGCACTGTTGGGTATCTTTGCCGTCTTCGGGTCTTTGATGATATCCTCTCGTCTTGGCATTTGGTCAGCTAGCTTGACGAATGACATCAAGTCCAACGCACCACGTTCACCGATAGTACCAATGAGATTACCCATTAGCGAGTTATCAGATAGCTTATCACGAACCTTCAGCCAGTTGCTAGCTTTCTCCAAGCCACGTGCCGTAACAAACTTACTACGACCAACGGCTTGAGGGTGGAAGATAAATGGGTTGTCATCGGGGTTCTTGACATCACGAAAGTCATCAAAGATGTGAGGGAACTCCTTGGCAAAACCTAACACGTTATGGTCAATGTCATTGTTAATACCCCAAGTTATCCACTCTTCGGATGTAGGCTTACGCATCTCGGCAACAGTAATTCTGTCGCATTGATGTGCCTGCAACATATCACCGACACCCTCAGCAGATAAGTTAGTTGTCGCAAACAGTAACGACTTAGGATGTAGCTTGTAGTTACCAAGCGTACGTTCAAGCAGGAACTTTGTCAAACCTAGCTTGACAGAAGTGTTAGCCTTGCCGTATTCGTCACACATCACAGCGATTGGTGTGTCCTTGAAGTGAAGACCGAATGCCTCGTTGATTGCATACGATACAAAGTCCTCGCCTTCAAGTCTGTTAATCTTGGGTATCATAATATCGCCCAAGTCCAACGTGGTACAATCTACATAGAATGTCGGGTACTTGGTTTTCTCACCCAACATCTTGAGTAGTGTTGTCTTACCACTACCCATATGACCTTCGACCAACATTGTGTTGGCAGGGTTAGCCATAATTGAATTGCAAAGTTCATCGTGATTTTGAGCGTATGCTCTAGTTGCTTGTATACTCATTTGGTTTTCTCCTTGTTATGAGTTAATGTTAGTGAAATCACTAACTGATTAAAAGTTAATAGATGGTAATGTTTTGATGACCTCGTCAACAGACTGTTTGGTCTGCGAACGTAGGTAATCGTCTTCACGCAATGCATCGGGTGTGACACCACGCAGGGCATCGTCAAGTACGATACGTGCCTGCTCCATCTTAGGGTCATTCGTTACGTTGCATGTTTTAAGAAGTCCAATCATGTTCTCGACATTTGATACAAGAGTATCACGAAAGGTCTTCTTGTTGTCCTTGCTTTGATAGTCAAGGCGTTCGGACATCTTTGATAGGCTGTCGTGTAAACGTGTCCACACGTCACCCATTGCGTTTTGCAGCTGTTTGGAATAGTAATCTTCATACTGTTCTTTCATAGCTTGAGATTGCTCGTTGCCAATGTCAATACGAAAATCGCCTGCATCGGGTAGTGGTGCATAGCTGAAGTTGAAAGCAAACTTACTTCGCATTTGGTCAAGTGTCGGATAGTCGGAACTGTTGAATAAGTTGCCAAGACTAGCACTTACCTGTGACACCTTCCATTCATAGCTTTGTAGAAACACGTCAACAAGTGATGCGAAACTATTCTGCCGGTCGGTCATCACTTTGTGATAGTTGAAGTAGTTAGCAGTTGTAACCAATCGCAATCCCATATTCGACCATGGCATGGTCATAGCATAATGATAATGGTTACGTGTCTCACCGACATGCTTGTTGATAGCATCAAGTTCGTCACAGTTGCCGAGCAGTTTCTTGTGGACATTAGCTACACCCTTGTCAGCATTGTTACTCACAGTAACTTCGGTTGATGCTTTCTTGTCAAGCCTGCGACCAGTCCATTTGGATATCTGCAAATCGACTAGCATTGCACTTGATGCAAGTGATGGTACATTGTTGTCAGTTAGTGTGTCACTAACGGTGCTTGATTTTTGAGTAGTTTTTGTTAGTGTATCACTAACAGTATTTTTCTTATTCATAATTTTTGTCCTTTCTTAATTATACTACCATTGTAACACATCTATCGAGGAATGTCAATAGTTAGCTAATAACTAATTTGCGTAGGTGTAGGTATCAAAACGTGTTATATTACGTGGTTTTATGTAATGTACTGTAATGTCCTGCAATGTTCCACAGTGCTACTGTGTAAGCCATTGATTTAATTAGAATGTTCCAATGTTGCCGTAAAAACGGAAATTGGACTACGCTCAAAAGGGTCTCTCGAACGAGGAACATTTTAAAATTACATCGGTGTTACTCAACAAGACGGAGTACTATTTGTGAAAAAGGGAACATTATAAATATATATATAAAACTACACTAAACTGCAAAATACGATAGGAAGAAAACACATTGCTACTAACAGAACTAAACAAAACATAACAAAACTATAATGTTCCACACCTACGGAACATTATGGAACATTACTGGAACATTATGGAACATTACAAAACACGTGGTAACTCGTTAGTGAATCACTAACAAACGGGTTAAGAGGCTCTACGCTCCATCAAACACTGGTTTCAGTGCTACTCGTTGCTACTACGACTACCTTTTGGTTAGTGATTCACTAACGAGTAACCCTGTAATTAAGGACTCAAGCCAAACTTTTTCTTACTAATCAGAGGCTCTACGCTCCCCTTAACACTGGTATCATAGGGAGCACAGAGTGTTACCCCTGTACCCCCAGTTTATTATCTACCGTTCATATCTATCCAGATGGACATGCCCAGTAGTAAGCAGGCAATGAATGATGCAGTATATATTACTGTCATTCCTATTCCTGTTACATACAGTACTTCTCCGCCTGATAACCATACCAGACAAACAGAAGCTATGAATAATGCAAGCTTAACAAAGTTTATGAAATACTCACTCATGATTTACCTCCAATATACTTGTGGTACATCTGGGCGACTTGAGCCTTAGTAGGCTTGAAACCATATTGATTATAGATGTCTTTACATTGGCTTATTAACATCTGTTGTTCACTTGGATTTAAATGAATAGTTAAAGTTTCAATCATTGACCTTGGATGTCTATTCATCACTGGTTGAGTGAACATTGCCTCCATATCATCATCTGATAGGATGCGTTTAAAGTGTGTTGCTTTTGGCATAATAGCCTCCTTATAGTTAAGTTAAAGTTTAGCTGAGAGGAGCAATTGCTTGCTCCCCCCATTGTGGTTAGATGTTAGTGACGAATTTCCTCAGCCTTCTTAGCCTTGGCCATCATTGTCTTGATGTCCTTGGCATACTGCTCAGCTACCTCTAGGATGGTATCTGGAACAGTATCCATGTTCTTCCAAGTCGTTAGACTCTTCAGAGCATTGTCAAGATGGGCAGAGAACTTCTGACCAGGTGTCTTAGCCTTATTCTGGTCTGCACCTTTCTTGGTAGAGAATTGTTCAAGGTCAGGCTTACGGCCCTCCTCCTTAGCTAACTCAAGCTCGGCTTTCATAGCCTTCTTGGTAGCCTCAGCCTCTTCCTTCTTAAGAAGCTTGGCCTGGTAGTCGCTGATGATACCACCTGCTACAGTGTTATTCATCTTGAACCAGTCAGCCCAGAAGTCCCCACCATGCTCATGGTTAGCATAATCAGGATGGAACCTAACTTGCTCGGCAGATGCAAGTTGAAGGCACTTAGCCTTGAACTCACCAAACTCACCGAGTTGAACTTTCCATACCACATCAGCATAGAACTCAGGAGTACAAGTACTCAACAAGTAACGCTTAGACTTGCTGTTAGCATTAGTCTTGTTAGGGCTGATTAGATGAGTATTTGGCACATCGTTAGCAATGAACCAATCCATCAAGTCAAGCTCTAACTTGTCGCCCTCGACCTTGTGCTGCCTGGATTTGATAATTAAATCCGAGGCCTCCTGAGGAAGAGCGATAAGCTCCCTGATTTCGTCTGAAAGGATAGGTGCGTTTTCAGTAGTCGCCACTACGTCTTTAGTTTTAGTCATACGTTTCTCCTATGACATTCAACTAACCAAGCCGTCCACAGTACGTGGTTAATGTATAAATACAAACTATAAACTTGGTCAGTGACCAAGCATTGCCGCTTGATGATTATATATAATCACAAAACAATAAGAATTACAATGGCCTATCACTAAATGATAAGATTTAATAAGCTTTAATAAGCTTTAATACTTAAAAACTGGTTTCTGGTTTTATTCTGGGCAACAGGTACCCGCCCCCTATACCCCCAATGCTATATTAGGTACCATACGCTTCTTATATATATCATTTCAGACGAATAAATTGAAAAATTATGAAAACGCCTACCTATTCTCAGGTAGTCCCTTATTATTTCATATATAGAAACACCCCCCTTTGGAGTCCCAAACCCCCTTGCAAAAAAAATTTTTTACTGTATATATTGATTAACGGTAACTAAACCTGCGATATGTATGGCAATAATGGTAGAACCTGAAGTTGGTGTTAAGAAACCACCAGAGTTGAAGACGGTGGATTTAAAGACTCGCACTAAAGCAGCCGCTAACACGGCAAAAGAGCTTGAAGATGAGGGGCTTGACCTAGAACTGACGGTTGAAGACAAGGATGTAGCAGCTAAATTATCTACATCATATGCTGAAGACCCTGACAAAACTTCTAAAAAGGTTACAAATGACAAGGCAGCCATGCTAACTCCGGCTTCTTTGATATTAACAAACAGTATTTTAGACGAGTTTGGGCAGTCAGTTGTTAAAAGTGCGGTGCATATTAGACACACAGTTACTAATAAATTGATTTTAGAGACAGAAAACCCAGATGCAAAGATTCGCATACGTGCTCTGGAGCTTCTTGGTAAGATTTCTGACGTTGGTTTGTTCTCTGAAAAGTCAGAAGTGACCATAACACACCAGTCAACAGATGATTTAAAGGCAAAACTACGTAAAAAACTGGAAAAACTGGCTGAACCTGACGATAAAATAGAAGATGCAGTTGTTATTGATGGCGAATCGTTCAATGTTGATGAAGAACTGGGTATAAAGGATGACTGAAGCGGCTTTAGACTTCTCTGAGGATGAAATTTCGCTTATGTTGGCTAATTTAGACCAATATACGCCCGAAGAAGTGACAGAAATTGACAGATTGGTCGATGAATTGTCAAATAGAAAGTATAAAAACAAGGTTGTAGATGATTTAATAGCTTTCTGTAAGCATATGCAACCTGATTATAAAGTTGGAAAGCATCACAGGATGCTGGCTAACCTGTTAATGGACATCGAGCAGGGACAAAAAGATAGAATATGTGTCAACATCCCCCCTCGACATGGCAAATCCCAGCTGGTGTCCATTATGTTTCCTGCGTGGTTTCTTGGTAGAAACCCTAACAAAAAGGTGATGATGGTATCGCATACAACTGATTTAGCGGTAGATTTTGGTAGAAAGGTACGTAATTTAATTGCGTCTGATGATTATAAGAAGATATTCCCTGAAGTACAACTTGCTATTGACTCCAAGTCGGCAGGGCGTTGGAACACAAATTATGGCGGTGAGTATTATGCCTGTGGTATTGGTTCTGCTCTTGCTGGTCGTGGTGCTGATCTGTTACTGGTTGATGACCCACATTCGGAACAGGATGTTATCAATGGTAATTTTAGTGTGTTTGAGAAGGCTTATGAATGGTTTACATTCGGTGCTCGAACACGTTTAATGCCTGGAGGTCGTGTAGCTATTATACAGACACGTTGGCATATGGATGATCTTACTGGGCGTGTGATAAACGACATGACAAAAAACAATCTGTCAGACCAGTACGAGATTGTAGAGTTTCCTGCTATACTGGATGTTGTGGACAAAAAAACTAATGAACCTGTGCAAAAGCCCTTGTGGCCTGAGTTCTTTGACCTCGAAGCTTTGCTCCGCACCAAGGCCTCCATGCCTGTATTTCAGTGGAATGCTCAGTATCAGCAGGAACCCACTGCAGAAGAAGCTGCTTTGGTAAAACGTGAGTGGTGGGGTATATGGAAAGAAGATAACCCCCCTCCATGTGAATATATTATAATGTCACTAGATGCTGCAGCAGAAACTCACAACAGAGCAGATTACACAGCTCTGACAACTTGGGGTGTGTTTTTAAATGAAAATGACAATAATTATAATATTATCTTGTTAAACAGCATAAAAAAGCGTATGGAGTTCCCAGAACTAAAAGAAATGGCTATGTTGGAATATTCCATGTGGGAGCCCGATGCGTTTATAGTTGAGAAGAAAAACTCGGGAACGGCCTTGTATCAGGAGATGAGAAGAATGGGACTGCCTATACAGGAATACACCCCGCATAGAGGATCAGGAGATAAGCTGGCACGTTTAAATTCTGTTTCTGATATAGTATCTTCTGGACTTGTATGGGTTCCTGAGACAAGATGGGCAGAAGAAGTTATAGAAGAGGTTGCAGGATTTCCATTTATGAGTCATGATGACTTAGTGGATTCGACAGTTATGGCACTTATGAGGTTTAGACAGGGCGGGTTTATAAGACTGCCAAGTGACGAGCCAGAGGACATACATTATTTTAGACGAAAATCGGCTTACTATTAGGGAGTAGACTATGGATATTGAAAAAGGAATAATGCAGGCTCCTTTAGGTATTGAGGAAGAAGCAGTAAAGAATGGTAAAATGCCAGAACCGGACTTAGAGATTGAAATTGTAAATCCTGACATGGTTACTCTTGATGATGGGAGTGTAGA